AAACAAATGCCCCGCCCTTGTCCTTGTGTTGTAATCATACATCACTCCCAAATAGTCTGGGACTCCTACATATCTTCTTGCACTACTTTTTAGATATTGAACCATGTTTTTTATTTCCTACAATTGTGCTTTATATTCTGTTATCATTTCTATCAATCCATTGATATGACTATCACGTTTAGAAGTATAAACTTCCGCATCTTTTTGGTCATCAATGGCCGCAATGATTACTAGATTATTTATAGGAATTTTTGTCCTCTCTTCAAACATAACAGCATAACCAGATGCTTGTCTGAAGTAGTTCTCCAGTTTATTTGGATGCATTGACTTTCTTGATGTTTTAAAATCAATAATAGAAAGTTTACCATCAAAATATGCAATACAATCACATTTTCCCGCAATTCCTAGATGTCCAGAATACATTGGCCACTCTTGAACATATACATCATCTAATCTAGTATCAAGAGTTTCTTTCAATGTTAGAAACATCTCTGTATCATTCGGCATGAGTTTACTATAATCTATTTCTATGTTATTTATATAATCTTCACACAACTGATGCACAGAAGTTCCTCTTCTTGCGGCCTGAGTAGTGATTCTATTAGCTTCTTTTTCGCCTACACGGTTTCTCCACTCCATTATGGACTTCTTAGAAAAATGTGATATGACAGTTGTTATCGAAGGATATTTGTTGCCATCTTCGTCATAGTAATATCTAGTACCAGACTTAAGGGTTTCACTTCTCAGTGAAAATTCAGGCAAATCCAATTGAACATGATTAAACATAAATTACTCCAAAGTTGACTACATTATATCAAATATCCTTCGACATGTCAAGCAGTTTTTACGATATTTCTTCTTGTCTTGTTTTAAGTTCTTCTATCGCTTCGTCAATATTCTGTATTAGAGCATTTTCAATTCCATAATGTCTGTCCATAATGGCCTGCAATACAATTCCCATAAAACTCAAATCATCAACAAGGGCCTTATTACTTAAGTCAAAACCATACTCCTCTGTCATAATGTAAACAAATTCATCAAGGAGTTCATTTGTAGTCCCAATAGATACATCATAATCTTCATCCATACCACCTAAATTAATAAATGACTTTATATCCTCTAAGTTGTTACTTTTAGATTTTACTTTAGCAGAAAAAATATCTTTAGCTTCGATTATGTTTTCCATTTGAGGCCTCCTTTTAGGCAAAACCCAATTCTAATTTATTAATTATATAGGACTTTACCAAAGGACTTCTGACAATATCTTGTTGCATAAACTCAATGAAAGAAAAACGATCCATACTTTTTATGATTTTCATAAAGTCAAGTATTCCATCTTTTTCACCTTTCCATTTAAAGTCTGACTGTCTAAAGTCTCCACAGAAAATTATTTTACAGTTGTCTCCTATTCTAGTTATGACAGAATCCAGTTCATGAAAATTCATGTTCTGGCATTCATCTACAATAATAATACTATCATAAAAGGTCATGCCTCTTATATAAGATGTCGAGTTAAAATTTATGAGGGAAGTTTTTCGTAAACTTTCGTATGCACTGCCGCATTCAAATAATTCGTTTACTATGGTTCTATATGGGGTTTCGTATGATTGAAGTTTTTGTTTTTCCGAGCCGGGCAGAAACCCCATATCCCTTGTCGGAACAACACTTCTGATAATTTGTATATCTCTATAACTAGAAGATTTATTCATTAATTTATCTAGTGCAAGGTACAAAGAGATGTATGTCTTTCCTGTCCCTGCAACTCCATGAAGAAACAAATGGTCTTCATAAAAGGCATCAAACACTTCTTCTTGTGCTGGCGTTATTGGTGTAATTTTTTTAAGATGTGTTCGTGTATCTATCCCTATTAATCTACTATTACTGTTTGATTTTGTCTTTCTAGCTTTTCTACTCACTAATGAGACTCCTTTGAAAGTTGGAATCCACGGTGAAAAATTACATATTAAATTTAGACTCTGTTTTTACTGCACCAGGCACTTTGGCCACTCTATCTAAAACATTCTCCTTAAATGATTGTGGAACTTTTTGTCTGCCCATGCGAACAGGATCTCCAATATTTGGAGCACCAGTAAGAAATTGTTGGATTTTTCCTGTGATTTGACAGCTTGGACAAGAGCCATTTAAATGTTCTTCTCTTTCAGCAATACGACACCAAACTTCAAATTCATGATCACAATCTGTACATTTAAAATCATATCTCGGCATAATATTATTACTTCTCCATAATGTGTTTTTGCGTGAATTTATTTTTCACAATAGTATTCCATTGGTTAAGTTTAATTTTACATTTTCTAATCAATAAAGGATCATTTGTGTTATTTCTGACATAAACCCATTTTCGTCCTACTTTAACCACAACAGTCCTTCTTCCAGAACCAATTCGAGGCATTTCATCCTGTAAGTGAACTGAATAAATCTGTTCTTTCACTATAAATTACCTCTATCATTATATATCTCTAACCATCTCTACAATATTGCGTTTCACGCATTTTTAAAAATAGGGGGCGTTGCACCCCCTATCAATTTTACTCTTTAGTTGAAATAAAAGTATACAACTCTTGAGCCTTTTTCATGATGTCTTGAGGGGCAGGCATTTCTGGTTTCAAGTGTTGTGTATGTTGAACCAATTCCTCAACACTTTTATTCCATGTCTCTGCAGTCGCATTCAAAGTTTGCCAATATGTATCCATTGCCATATGGTAACTTTGTTCAGACATATCTTTTGCCATTTTTAAAACTTCTAGTCTAATTTCAAATGGATTTTTATTACTCATCATATTTCTCCTTTTCTGTGTGATGTGTGTAATTAGCAACTTTATAGGAAGTTGCCACCTTTATTATATAGTATGAAAATCAGAATGTAAAGCGAAATCCAACTGATGTATCTTCATATTCAAAATCATGATCTGCACTAATATCACTGTAAAGAGAAAGTGCAGGAGATACTGCATATGAAACTCCTAAATTAACACCGTCAAAATTAATTGTATCAGATGCTAAGTTACGATCATATGAAAAATCTGCCCTTGGGCGTAGCACCAATCCTTGTGGAAGTGCCATTGTGTATCCTAATTCAGATGTAAATTTTTCATTTTCCAAACTATATTCAACTTCGCCATCTACATGGCCTCTAATTCCTTCTGCCATTGCAGATGTGCATAAAAAAACCGCCGAAGCGGCCCCGAATAAAAACTTTGTCATTTATTAAATCCTTTTACTATGACTGCGGGCCCGTTTGGTAACAAGGTGGAACCCATACCCCGCTGATCATGCTGCTAGAGCAAACTCAGGTGCAAAGTTATCGTTTGCGTTTAGTTTTGTTCGACCGAATATCGTAGGTCAACACGGTAATCTACTCTCATCTCTACACACCTGTCGATCCTAGTTCGCCCCCATCATAAACACACCCTGCGTAGTCTTCTACGGTAATCCGTTGGGAACCTTACTGCGCCTTACGGATGTGCTTATGGTGGAGGCGTTGGGTACTGCCCCCAAGTCCAGTATGTATGTTGAATCGTATCAACAATTACAACTGTATTTATACACTATTCTTTTCTTTTTGTCAAGCAAAAAATAATATAAAAAATATAATGTATTAATACAACACCAAAAAACTCATACATTACTATATTTTTTTCTGGTGTAAATATCATTAAACTTTTTCCAAATAAACCCAAGAGGAATAGAAGGATAAAGTAAGAAGACATGGGGATACTTATAAAGTAACCCCAACTTATTTTCATACCATCAGCTCAAAGTGTGGTGCGTCAATAAATGGGCGTCTTCCTTGAGAGCGTCTTAAATCAACATAGGCGTTCATGGCATCTTCCATGGAACCATCCCACTCCCTAATGTCATCAATGTGCCAGGCTGCACCCCAGCGGATTGCCACACCCTCTTCTATTGCAGCTGCCTTCATTGCATCAGCAACCTCATCATACACATTGAGTTCCCAGACGCCACGGCCTCCAACATAGGCCATTAAGTCTACTGCAAGTCCATCAAGATGTTTACTCTTCATTGTTTGACTTGCGCCCTTTGCAACTAAAGCCTCTTGTTCTTCGAGCGTTCTTAAACCTTGAATCACTCCAAAATCGACCTCAGTCAATTCGATGGCACGGCTGACAACTCTAACCATGTCATCATGAACACCTTCTAATTTAGAAAGTGATCTATTCGATAATTTAAAAGCCATTTTTAATCCTTTTCTTTTTCGTTTTCGAAGTTAGTAAATTTAAATGTAACGTCATCTGGAGTTAAAGATACGTTATAATCTTGAGTAAAAGAAATATCGGAAGTATCTAAGGTAATATTCATACCATCAGTAATATCCATTCCATCAAATGTGATAGAACCCATATCATACTCCCCAGAAAAAACATAATCATTAGAACCAGTAGTCAATGTTATATTTTCTTCTTTTTCTTTCTTAGGAAATTCAACAATTTTTGCAGTATTATCTAAACCGTTAAGTCTATTATACATTTCTTCTGCACTTACAGAATATTCATCAAACAATTCTGCTCCTACAGTAGAGTCATAGTCTTCATCAGTCACACCTTTCACATGCTGAATTTCACCTTTCTTAATCCAATCAAATCCTACTGCAATCAAAAAGATTTCGATTTTCTCCAACACTTCACCAAGTGTTGCATTTGTCGCATCGAATGAATGAGTAATAACCTCATCATTGCCAGCATCGGTATGTACACTACTAAGCGTGTAATTTGTACTGTAATCTATCATTATTAATCTCCTGAGAATTTCTTCTCTGTCTGTTTATATACGCCTGTCGTTGCCAATATTGTCTAGTCCTTGACCTTGCGCCACGCAATCTAATCCTTAATTGATTTATATTTCTCTTTTTCATTATATACTCCACAATTATATAGGTTATTAAAAAAAACTATCAATCGTAATATCTGCCTTATATCTTGCAATATTACTCTTATTATGTTTTATATCATTACTATGAATGAACGGCATATCATCACACCATTCGTATTCTGTTTCGCCGGGCCTTTTAATTTTCCATTGCAAATCTTCATCCTTTGGATATTGATTTGTCCAACAACATGTAGAATTTCTATTCATATATTTTCTATCTGTCTTAGTCAATGGATAGATATATCTGAACTGTTTACCCCAAACTCTTGAAAACCCCATATCACCCATTTTGGCGTCATTTGGTCGAGGGCCATACTTCGTATCATGTCTACCCATCTCTTTCTTCATCTTCCTCTGTATAGTCCTAAAATGTACCTTCTCGCCTGTTTCAGAGACATATACATCAGACCATATAAAACCACCATAAAGAAAGTTTGCAGACTGGTAAACATATCCTGGCTTTCCAACTATTCCATCTGCCCAAGTGTACAGATATTTTGCATTTGTATTTTCACGCATCCACTTTACTGTTTGGGACAACATTTGGGATTCGGAGTTTCTAGGCATAGAATCATCCATGCACATCTTTCCAATTTCAAAGTAATCAGAAGTTGTCAAATCTGGAAACATTTTTTTAATTGTTCCCATCGGATTGGTTCCCCATCCTAAAGTTAAAACCCCAACTAACTTATCATCTAAGTGAAATCCTAGATAATGTTTAGTTAGTCGAGGCATAACTGCAGAATAATGGCGTTCTGCAACAAATACAGAAGCATTATTCTTGTGAAGGGGTCTTATATCATACATTATACAACCGTGTAATCGCCGATACTGGTTCGTTTTTTAACTTCATTCCACATATTTTTTTGATCTAGATAACTCAACATATTTTCTGGAGTTGTTTGTACATATGGATCATCATCACTTCCATCGTTATTAATGCCTGGCTCTTGCCACCAATGTTCAATAACACCGTCATTAATAACACACATATATCTCCAACTACGCATACCAAACCCTAAATGGTTTTTGCCAATTAACATTCCCATAAATCGAGTAAAGTTTCCAGAACCATCTGGAATAACTTTTACATTTTGAATATCTTGTGCCTTGGCCCATGCATTCATAACAAATGCATCGTTAACCGAAATGCAGTATACTTCGTCAATACCATATTCTTTAATCTTTGAATAATTACTTTCAAAGCCAGGCAATTGATATGTAGAACAAGTAGGTGTAAATGCGCCAGGCAAACTGAATAAAACTACCCTCTTACCTTTGAACAGATCATCACTTGTTACATCTTCCCAACGATATGGGTTTGGGCCTTCGATTGATTCATCTCTGACCCTAGTTCTGAATACCACACAAGGTGGCTTAAATCCTTCTATCATACAGCCGGTGCTCCTTTCATCATAAATTTTCTTTGGTTTCTAAAATCTCCCCATACCTCACTCGCCTTAACCTTTATGAAAGGTTTATTGGTTTCTGAAGTATTTGGATTTGGAATTGTAAGAACTACATTCTTACCTTGTTGCCATGCCTCTCTTTGACGAATTGCGTGTACAAGAGTACCCTTTGGGTTTTTGGTTCTATTCTGCCGTGATACACTTCGCCGTTCGCCCTTAGAGGTGTAATTTTTTCCCTTTGACTTACCACCCATTATTCTAAATCTCCATATTCTCTGAGTCTTTCAAATCGAAATGATCTCCATCCATCTTTTTCTAAATCCCAAACAACAATAAGGTTTGGATCTTTTTCTTTTTGAACTGAGCCTTCTGCTTCTACTGGATTATCAGGCCACGGCACGATCTTCGGGTTTGTCGTGCAATGCATTACTCTTAGAGTTCCGTCTGCCTTTTCGAACACCACTCGTTGTGCTTTTTCTTGTAGGATTGCCTTTAGTGTTGGTGCGTCCAGATTTGACACTGGACTTTGTTGTTGCATTTGCTGTACCATTATTTTTCACCTTTTTTGTTTTTTCATTTTTACCATTATCGCACGTTCTTTTGTATAAGTCAAGATAAAATTGCCAATGTTTTTCAGTATTATTATATCTTGCATTATATAATATACTCCAATCACCCATTCCCCAAGACAATACATGTCTACCATGTTTTGTTTCCTTAGTAATTGCGTACTTGGCGCCGCCAGGGAATTTTATTTGTTTGTCGATTAAACTAGTATCGAACTTTTGTCTTGGTGGGGGTGGGGAATATGAACGAGGTTTCTTTTTTGGTTTTGGTGGGGGCGGTTTTGGGCCCTTATACCCAATCTCATACCACTTGGGTTCTGGTGGTAATGATGCTGCCCGAGCGGCCTCTATCTCTGCTTTGGGTCTGCGCTTCCTCTTTTTTTTTGGTTTTGAGGATTGAGACTCGGCCTCTCGGGCGGCTTCCATTTCTGCCTTTGTTCTTCTTTTCCGTTTAGGTTTCGCTTCCGTCTTCTTCACCACTATCATTACCAATCAATTTTTCTACACTCTTGTCATCAATGACTTCACGCATATCCATGATTTTTTCTCGCCCTATTAAATCTATTATAAGATTTGTTAAGTCGATTTCTTTGCGAATGAAAAACATTTTATTATTTAATTTTTCCAACTCTCGTTGATAATATTCAAGCTCTTTTTCTTTTCGAACCTTTTGTTCTATTATATCTGTTAGAAGAATTATTTTTCTTTCTTTGTTTTCCATCCAACACCTATATGGTGCCGCTAGAGAGATTCGAACTCCCGACCTACTGATTACAAATCAGTTGCTCTACCAGCTGAGCTACAGCGGCGTATTCTCTATTTCACTTTCTCTTTCTTTAATCCAGTCCTTTAATTCACAAACCTTTCCAACATACATCATATATGCAGCATGCCATTCTGGTTCTCCAGTAAGAACCCACTGTTGACTGCACTGGTCGGCATTCTGAACTAAATTCTTAATTATGTTTTGGTATTTGTCTCTAAATCCAAGTGACATAACTATTCCTATTCTTTTAAAGTTAACTCCAACTTAATTAGAATGGGCTTTCCATCAACAATCATTGCAGCATATGTATCTCCACTTTGAATTTGCAAATCCTTGGGAGACTGACTACTATTTAAAAGTATATTCCCTGCAACATCAATATCAAAATTTTTCTTCGCAGTTTCCATTCTCATAATATATATACATCCTTTACATCTGATAAAAAGTATACTGACATGTAATCTCTTCGCCTGGCCAAATATCTCT